CCGACTTCCGCGCCTTGTGTGCTGAGCTTGTAAGCGAACTGTTTGGCTACAAAGTAGCGAACCCCATGCACGACAGATCCCTTGTAAATCGAGCCTGCGCAGAACTGGACGAGACAAGAGGGACGCGGGCGAGCGTTGAGCAAGTAGCTCAGATCGTCTACGAAAATGCAATGCTTGCAACTGCACCCGATCACGCCAAGCCGCATTGGCCAAGCTGGGCTGATTTGCCCAATTCAGACGCTCGCACGCACTCGCTGAACACGGCTGAGATCATCCTTGCCCGTTGGGGCCGCTCTGCAGTGCCACCGGAAAGCGATGGGCCGACAGACGATGATTTAAGGGCGCAAATAATGCTATGGATGGGTTGTACGGATCTCCCTTCCGATGATCAGGAATTGCCAGACCCCCTGTACGTCCCTGAGTTACTGGGCTTGCTTCGCGCTGCCCTCGCCCGCTGGGGTTGCCATGCGGCACTCGCGCCAAAGCCCATCCCGGTGAGCGAGCGGCTGCCGGAGGATGCCGATTGCCTGGTTATCACGGCATACGATGGGACTAGCAGCTCTGATGAACACTACTGCTACCTGGCTAAGGAGTTCAGGCACTGCGGCCAGGTGCTATTGATCTGGGAACTCAAGCCGACATCGGCCTTGAAGCTGGACTTGCCTTTCACTTACTGGCTGCCGGCGTCAACTCGGTTCCTGCCGACGACGGTAGATCCCGCCCAACCGACTTAAGACCCCGCCACCGCCCTTTGGATGCGTTGCTGCAGCTTCCGGCCAAGCGGGAACACCGGGATCCCCGATGCCGATGCCTGCACCGTGCCCCTGACCGCATCAGTCCAGGGCCTGGCCGGGAGAATGGTGCCGTTGCGCAGGCGGGCTCCTTCATGCACGGCGGTGGCGTACTGGGCGCTCCAGGTGGCTTCTAGGACAAAAGGATTGGGGGAGGAATAAGAGAACGATTGGCTAAGCGTGCCCCGATCTTTGAGGTTACGCGGGCTGCCGACTACTACAAAGGTGCGCTTTGTCTTCCCTGATTTACCGCCTTTCCTTCCCTTGTAACGCTTGGTTTCCCGTGGCCATTGCCAAGCCGGTGGATTGAACGATGCCTGATAGCGACCGATCAGCTCAACAAATGTGTTTTGAACGACTGCCGCCAGCATCTGATTCATCTCCCCAGGACCGGGGCCGGTGACCGTGGTTTCTACTCGAATGCTCATGGTTCAGATCGCAGTGAACAGGGCAGCCTTGAACTTGTCCCCCAGTGCCTCGCGTAGCTCGCTGCCGATCCCGCCAACACCAAAAGGGAACTCCAGGATGCGCAGCTGCCCCTGTTCGGCACCATCGGCCAGTGTGGGCAGCACGGTGAGGTCGCTCAGCACCGCCTGCCCTGTGGCCCCTGGCAGCATCCCAGCAGGCCTGTAGCCCGTCTCATCCCACGTGAGGGAAGCACCGGCCGCCAGCCAGCTTGCGGAGCCCAGCAGCGCCCAGCGAGTGATAAACCCTTCAAGCATCAGCGAGCCTGCCTTCACCCCCGGTAGATCCTGCTCGCTCCTGCCTTGCGGCTTGGCAAACGCCTCGACCACTACCGCAGGGCCAGCAGCGGGCACCCCCGCACGGAAGTTCGTGATCGTCCCCGGCGGTTGCCACAGCATCCGCAGATTCGCGTATTCGGCGAAGTCGGTAGCCATCAGCTACGCACCAGCGTTGCCATTCCGCTGCCGCTGCCGCTGACCGGTTGGATCCCCAGCGTCTGGAAGATCCGCCCTTTTAAGTCGGCCATACGTCCGCCGAGCACGGCGCCTGCCGTCCCACCAGCGCCGCCCGATTCGTACTTCACGAGCAACAGGCTGGTGTCCCATTCCAGTACGTCGGCCTTCTTCTTCAGGTCGTTGCGGCTCAGGGTCTTTCCAGGGGTTGGGCCTTCGTAGCTCGCCGCATTGTTGAGGTGCGCCTTGCCGCTCTCCACCTGATCCGCGTAGTCCGCCTCCAGGTTCTCGATCTCGTCGATCCATCGTTGCACCTGGGTTACGGCAGCAGTGGAGGTGATCGCCACCCGGTTGAGGATCGCCGTTAGTTGGGTGAGGTTGGTCACCGACAAGGGCCAGCCCGCGTAGCTCCTGATTAACTCACGGTCATCCCTTGGGGTGATCCGCCATAGGCTGTTCAGGACGGGGATGGTCATGGCGTCGCACGATCTAGCCCAGGTTTCCAGGAAACCTCAGGCAGTCAGCGGTGACCCCGTGTACAACGGCAAAGCAGGCAAGGGCATGGCAATGGGCAAGGCTGGCAAGGGCAAGGGAAAGGCCATGCCGAAGAAGCCCAAGCCTGCCAAGGGCGGGGGCATGAAGGCGAAGTGATCAATCAGGGGCCAGCCAGCTCCTGATCCGCTCCTCCCTCGCGGCAGAGTGGAACGGCTGCGCGTGATACCAGGTCCACACGTCGCAGTGGTTCTTTGACACGTTGCATTCTGCGCAAGCCGGGACAAGGTTGGCGCGATCGGTCGTGCCCCCCTTCGCCTTTGGCGTTACATGGTCAAGCGTGATCTTCTCCGGCTTGCATCCGCAGTAGGCGCAGGCACCATCCCAGGCGTTGCTGATCTCGCGTCTGAAGCTGCTCATTGTGACCCGCTTGGGGACCAGCTCTGATCCCTCAATTCGGTGGCGGGACACCTAGGCCAGCCTCTGCAGCCAGACCCGAGCACCCACGCCAATGGACCGCTCCAGCATCGAGACCACTTTGTGAGCGGTCCGCTGCGGCAGGTTCAGGGCCACATCACGCAGCACCTGGCGGGTGGCCTCCTCATCCCTGGCGCCAACGGTGGCGTGCAGAGTCAGGAACGCACGTAGATCAAGAGGCATGGGGCCGTTGCGTTTCCTTAGCTTGCCGTGGTGGCTTAGGAAACTGCAATGGATTATGATGGGCGGGCCGGAGGGTTTCCTGTTCTGCGCAGGGACCGTTGTACCTCCGGCACCCCTTCACCACCACCGCCAACCGACCATGACCGACTTTCGCGCCGCCCTGAAGCAGCTTGCTGATGCTGTTGACGGGTGGGAGATGGACCCCGCAAAGGATGACCCGCTGGCCATCGCCATGGATCACGCCCGCAAGCTGCTGCAGGCCGCCGAGGAAGGCGAGCGGCTGTCGTCCGGGAAGCTGGTCAGCGAGCGCATTGTGGAGCTTTTGGCTGAGGTTGAGCAAAGGGACCTTGTTCCAGTTGAGATTGTTGTCGGTACTAGAGCTTTACAGTTACTGCGCAGGGAAGTGCGCAAAGCGCTTAACTTAAGTTGATGCGCAAGGATGGGCCTTTCCCCAGAGTACAAGACCACGGCCTTTTCCACGGCCTTCCGGTAACCAAAAGCGACTCAGAAGCCGCTGAGTATGTTGGTATTGAATGCCAGCGGTGACACCACGCGACCAACCCACTTGCCACCACCAACAATGAAGGACCGCACGACACAATCAGACCCCTGGGGCCACGGGATTGATGTAAAGCGTCTCGCCGACAGACTGGACGAGTTGGCCGACTATGTGACGCAGGGCGCTGATTGCGTCCGCCGCAACTTTGTGATGCGGGTTCCTGCTGAGCCTTACCACGACGCTGATCTGGTGATTAGCACTGCTGCCCGCCTGTTGAGGGATGGGCTGGTTACCCCGCCGTCTTCTGCCAAGCCCGCAGCCAACCCAGTAAACCTAGCCGAGCTGCACGACCCCGGCTTCTCCGACGGCCTGACTGCAAGCCAGCACCTTGACGTGCTGCGTGGTGGGCCGGATCCTCGGGCTGATCAAACAGAAGGGCCAAGCCTTGACGACGTTGCCGAGCTGTGCAAAGAGTTTGGGTTTGTACCAGGCAACAACGGCGCATTGCTTGCGGCTGATGTCTTCCGCGCACCACCATTTACCCCCCTTCCAATGCTGCGCGACATGATCACCGCCGCTATCACCCGCTGGCGTGCTCCGGTTACCCAGCCCGCCGCTCAGCCGGTGGAGGGGGAAGTGAACCTGGAGCTGATGGCGGCCCTGATCGAGATCCAACGGCTTCGTGATCTGTGCCAAACCCTAACCACCACTCCTGCACCGGAAGAGCCCGAGGCGGAGCGCGTCCTGAGGCTGGCCCAGATCCTCGAAGAAGTGGATGGCAGGTACGACACCTATCCAGAAGACGCTGAGGCGATCCTGGCGCATCCTGGGTTCAGCGGCTGCCACGATGGCCCCGTGGGAGTTCAATCAGCGCTTGCCGATCTGTTGTCACAGGTTAAATCATGCGACGGAACCGCACAGATCGACACTGAAAAAGCAGAGCAGGCACTGGCGGATTGGAACCAGCGCAGCGCCTGGCAGCCGATTGAAACGGCGCCTAGGGATGGGGCTGATTTCATCGCCTACAACGAGTTCACGGGTCCTTACATCACGGCAGCAAAGTCAATTTCCCCCATCGCCGCGCCGCCTGATGGCACGATCAGGTTTCCGATGCACTACTGGCATGGGCAAAAGGGTACTTGGTTCCCCGAGCCAACCCACTGGCAACCCCTCCCCAGCCCACCCATCACCCCCAGCCCCCATGCTTGACGCCAACGACCCCGCCTTCCGCGAGCAATACCCCAACGGCGCCACCGTCTACGACCGCACCGGGCGCAGGATCAGCGGCGTGGTGGCCTTCGACCCGAAGACCGGAGAGGTGATCCGCATCGGCGAGAGCCGCATAGTGGGTGCAATCCTGAGAATGGCCAGGGGCCGCCAGCAGCAATGGGATCTTCCGGCTGAGTTCCGCCGCCACGGCTTCTGGCCCGCGCCGCTGACGATTGAGCCCCGGCAGTGGCTTCACATCGGGTTTGACAACCACTGAGCCCCGCTTTATCAACCACATTGTCAACCACCACCATGCAAACACCTGAGCAGTACCTAGAATGGTGCAAGCAACGCGCCTTTGATTTTTGCGATAGGGGTGACACATTGGGAGCCTTGGCTTCAATGGTTAATGACACTACAAGGGCAGTATGCTTGGCCACAAGGGACGAATTTCTTGCTTGGGGCAACCAGTTATTGGAAAGCGGTGGGCTGAGGACAGCAGCAGATGTGCGAGATTTTATTGAACGTTTCCCCTTGGATTCCTTTGTGGTTTATCGCTAACCCCAACCCTCCACCCATCACCCCCTAGCCGCCAACCCATGGATCTCGATTTAAGTATTTTCAGAAGGGATCAAAACCTTTACATCATGGCTTGTAACATCTTTGGAGCTGATATTGTGGCAGATGCTTTTATCACGACATATGATTATGGTAATTCTGAAGGCGGCGAAATTGAAAAAAGACTTGTTACTAACTCATTCAAAAAAGTTGAACCGGAGATAGACATTGGCTCAACAGAAGTAATTATTGTTTTTGTCAACGGCAAAAGCGTTTCTATTTGGAGTTCTGAATTTGGGGCAATTCGCAACATAGGCATGAATAAGGAAACAAAAAAGTTTAACGGCTCGCAAGGTTCATCGCCCCCCTAGCCACCCCTCCTAGCCACCCCTCCTAGCCGCCAGTTCCCCTATCGCCTCGCTGAACGTCCGCCCATCCTGCGGGGCATCCAACGGCGCCGAGGGCGGGATGCTGCGCTTGCGATCGGGGAACAGATACCGCTCGCTGGCAGTTGGTGTCGTCAGTGCCCGCTGCAGCAGCCCCCGCGCCTTCTCTTCACTGATCCCCTCGGCCTTGGCCAGGGCCCTCACGCCTGCCGCCTGCTCCTCCCGCCAGAACTCACCATCGAGCAGGGTGTCACGAATCACCGGATCATCCTCCTCCACCTCATTGGCAGGCACCGGAACCGGTGTGCAGCGGCACTGCGGGTGAGCAGGGATCACCACCTGATCGGCCGGGAATATCTGCCCATGACGGCTGAGACACCATCGACAGACCCGCTCATCGGTGGCAGCGACCCACCGGATGAACGCATAGCCCTCCTTCAGATTGTGATCTATGGCCCCCTTCACATAGGCATTGGCCAGCTCACTGCGAGCGATCACCTCAGCCCGCTGCCGTAGCCCCATGCGGGCCGTCTTGCCCGTGGGATCGGTTGTGCCCTCCAGTGCCGCGACGATCTGCCGTTCCAGCCGCCTGGAGCCCCAACCACGGGCCACCCCCTCGCTGACGATCTGGGCAATCTGATCACGGAACCGGGCAGTTTCGCCCTGCATGAAGGCGGTGGCCGCCTGCGTGGCAGCACGGACCGCGAGTGGGTTGGCCCCGGCATAGGTGGCGGTGGCGCCGGTCACGATGGTCTGCAGGGCGGCAGCCGCCTCACCACCAACGGATAGGGCCTCGACTAGATCGGTGGTGAACCGCCGCTGCCAAGTTGCGATCTCCTCAGGCGGTAGGAACTGCTGAGCATCCCTGAGGATGGCCTGGTATTTCGCTGTCGCCTCGCCGGAGCTGTAAGCACCGGGGGCCCTGATCGGGTTCCCCTCGGGATCCAGGGCCTCGGGGCCCACGGCGTTCAGGTAGGCGCTGTAATGCCGCTTCAGGTCGCCTAGGACGCGATCCAGGGCGGTGCGGAGCATGGCGGTGGTGTTCTCCACCATCCGCCTCTCCAGCTCATCGAGGATGGCGGCGTAGCTGTCTACGCGGCTGATGATGCGGTCGCCCTGGGCCATTGATTAGGCGGTGTGCGAGCCAATCAAAAAGCAAGTGCCCGCAATAATCATCCCAATGGCAACTGCATGGTCAAGTATGTTTGCATTCCTTGCAAACAGATAAAAGCAGCCCACTACAACAAGGCTCCAATTTGACGCGGCCTTCATTCGCCTTCCTCCTCATCGTCGGAATCCTCGTCAAAGCTGGCGAGCACCAACTCCTGCTTGGCCAGTTCCAGCACACCAACCACCTCGAACAGGCTGCAGAGCGACTGTGAGATGGCGAGGCTGATCTGTTCGTAAAGCTGTTCCGCTGAAGTCATGGTGACTCTGTGGTTACGGCTTAGCTTTCCGCCACCGTCGGCTCCACCTCATCCAGCGGTGTGCTCATATCCAGCGGCGTGGTCGTGTCGTTCCGCCCTGGTGTTGGCGCCCCCAGCGTCGGCCGCTCGCGCCGGATCCGCTCCATCTCATCCTCCACGCTGCTCGTTGCCCGGTTGAAGCCACCGCGCTGCAGCTCCTCCACCGCGCTCTCCTGGCTGATCAGCGGCTCACCACCGGTTAAATCCATCAGCGCTTTGGCGCCCTGCGCATCGAGCGGCGGGACAAAGGCGTTCTCGTCCATCGTGAGGCCAGCGCCTACAGGCAGCTCCTCCCCGGTATAGAGGCACCAGATCGCCAGGATGGACTGCATCACGCTTTTCTTGCGCTCGCCCATAGCTTTGATGCTCACCTGCGTCCTGCCGCCTTCCAGTTGCGCCTGAGTGGCAGTCTTGGTGATCTTGCTATCACCACTGAGGAATCCCAGTAGCTGCTGATTGATCAGCTCAACCACTTCCTTGATCTGTTCCCGTTGTTCGGCTAGGGATGTGGCTTCGGGCTCTGACCAATAGAACTTCCCACCTTTTTCCAGCCGGATGACGCTATTGGGACCGATAACCAGAGGCCTTTCCGGTTGGCCTGGCCCAACTGGGATACCACCCTCCTCAACCGGCACCGGCATGGCGCACTTGTGGGTCTTCTCCTCCAGATCGCTGGACTTCCGAAAATGCTGGAAGCAGTGCTCCACCACCTGCCGCAATGGCTGCCCACCTTTGCCGAACCCGGCTTTCTCGGCTGGGTACCAGACCACCGGGCAGATCGGCAGCGGTTTTTGTCTGGCGTCCAGGTATTGGCCTTTGTCCACCTGGCCAATAGTCAGCCTGCCGTCTGCCTGCTTGGTCAACTTGTACAGCGTCCACTTCCCTGCCTCAATCACCCGGTAGCGCTCCTCGTAGATCACCCCATAGTCGCCATCGGGGGAATCAATCTCAGCCCATTCCAGGAATGTGCAGCGGGTCACCACCTCCACCGAATTGACGATGGCGGTCCGCCAGTTCAAGCACGTTGAACGGGTGCGGCTGACCAGGTACGGGCGCCGCTTCAGTGCAGCCTCGCTGGCCCCGTCAGTGGGTTGACCATCAGGCATCTCCACCAGGACCGGCACCCCACCATCGCGGAGGCACAGGGCATCCACGGTGAGCCACCACGCCTCAAGGCTATTGCCCTCTAGATCAATGTTGTCCATCGCCTTCTCAAAGGTCGGCGGTGGGTTCACTGGGTTGCTGCGCGATAGCACCCCTGCGAAGGCTTCGACACCAGCCCGGAAGAAATCGGCGAACACCGCACGACCCAGCCTTCCCTCATAGGCAGCCGGTGGTTCTGCTGGTTCGGGCGGCAGATACTTCCGCTTGGTCGCCTCACCCTTCAGGCAATACCAGGCGTCATAGGCTCGCTCCAGATCCTCGGCGTGCTCCCGCAAGATCGGATGCCGGAACGATGGCAACTTCGGGTCGGTTCCAGGATGTTCAGATTGCACCGCCGCCCGTACTCTCAGCCTCGTATCTGAGCTTTCCGCTTAGAGCTTCACCGCCTTGGGATGCGGCTTGCGGCGGGCGAACAGGGACGGCTGTACCACCTCGGCCGGTGCGGGCCTGGGCTGGCGGGGGCGCCGCTCACGGGGTGCAGGGGCAATGGTGGCAACGTCGAGCCCTAGGAGCCCCTGGCGGAACTGCTCCAGGGTGCGTCCACGCAGCTGCGTCTTCAGACGGTTGTGGAACTGAATCATCGGCCCCGAGGGGTAGGCCCGTTTAAATGGATCAGCTGCCCACCGCTCCAGGAGGCCACGATCAGCGGGGCGCAGGTTGGCGAACGCTGCATCGGTGAGGGCATAGAGCGCGGGGGCAAGGGCTGCCTCGGTGGCCTGTGGCTGGTGCAAACTGAACAGGGTCAGCTCGTCTTCCAGCTCCACCGTGCCGACCATGCCGCCAAGCATCTCCGTGATCTCCTCCTCGGTGAAGCAGGGCAGGGCCTCAACGATCTGCGCAAGGGTCTGACCTTCGGCTATCAGGCGCCGCACCCTGGGGTAGTGCTCGCGCCACTTCGATGGCATCTTCACGTCGTAGCCGTGGTCCCGAATGTGGTGTTTGATGGCCCCCTCGATAAACATGCACACGCAGGTTGAGAGCGCATAGGGGCGATCTGTGGCGGGGTTGATCCTGTGCGGGTCGTAGCGACGGCACCCGTTGATCAGCCCCTCTAGGGCAGGGCCGATGAAGTCTTCAAAAGGGCGGGAGCAGCGGCGGGACCACTTAGCAGCGGCTGCCTCGGCTAGCCCCTGGTTTTCCACAATCAGCCGCTCGGATAGCTCAGTGCGCGGTGGTGCTCCAGGTTTGGTCGGTTGCTCCAGCGGCGCACCTTTGCGCTCCCGTCGCCTGCGCTTGGGGAGCTCCGGGAGGGTGTCGGTGGGTTGTGGCGTGAGAGTGGTAGTCATCGGAAGCCGGGGATAGCGGACCGCCGCCGGGGTGGTGGGGGCTCCGGCTGCTGCAGCAGTGCGGTAGAACCGTGGCCGTAAGTGGCGGTGGTGATCCGCATGGGGCCGCCGGGCCCGTAGCCCAGCTCTGCAGCAAACAGGCGATGCAGCGGGTAGCCAACGGCATCATTGGGATGGTCGTAGCCGGTCTTCTTGTCCGGCTCGCCCTGCTCGTTGTAGGGCTGTCGCTCTAGGGCCTCGATCAGCCGTGGGCACTCTGGGCTGATCCAGAACCTTGTCTCACCCTTGGCGTTCAACAGCAGAGCCTGCACCACGTTCACCCGATCGCGCACCGGGGGATTGGCATCAGGGGCGTAGTTGGCAAAGCCGTAGGACTTCAGGATCCCGATGTCCGACAGGCTGGCATTAGTGCTGCGGTTGGCGCCGCTGGCATCGGGATAGGCCCAGATCGAACGCTCGGGGAATCGCTTGCGGACCTTGCGGCACAGGTCATCGGTGTCATGGGCGCCCATGATCTCGCCAAAGGCGTGGGCAATACCCTTGCGGACCACTAGCAGGATGCCTGACATATTACCTACGTTGAAATCGATGCCGATCAGGATCTGATCAGTGAGCTGTAGGCCATCAGGTAGCGGCTTGACGTGATAATCACGGTTGAAGCGGTCGTAAACCTGGCCACTCTTCAGGTTGATGTAGATGCCTTCCATGTAAGCCTTTAGCATATTGCTGGTGTATCGGGTGCGCAGGTTGTCCAGGTAAGCCTCGGGCAAGTGTGGGTTGTCTTGCGTGCGCATCCTGATCAACCGCTTACCAGGATCGGCCTGGGCTTCAACGGTGCCGAAGGTCTTGTAATGCCAGACGAATCCTTCAGGGGTGGAAAGGAAGACAAGCTGGCTGACATGGCCAACCCGGATGCGGCCGAGGATCTTCTCGTAACCCCGTGCGGCGATCTGCTCCTGAACGGTGTCCACCTCGTCAACAAGGGCCCATGCCCAGTCGGGGCCGACAATGCGCTTGAAGTTCTCAAAGCTCCGGGCTAGTACGGGCGTATCACCATCAGGTAGGTGGAGGATGTGCTCGGGGAGCGGCGATGCACGGAAGGTGTAGGGGATGCCGTAGTGATCAAGGAAGGCATCAAACTTCCTGATCCAGATGTCCCGCAGCATGGGCCCAGTTGGCTCCAGCACGCAGCCGATAAAGCCCTGATTCAGCACCGCGAGCTGAAAGGCTTTGGCACAGGCTCCCAGGGTCTTCCCTGCCCCGTAGCCAGCGGCCACGCCGATCTCACGGGTGGTGGTGTCATCGAACAGCTCAACCTGCCCGCCGTGGAGGTCGTCGCGGATGCGGGCGAGGGTGGCGGGGATGTCAAGACGCATGTGCGCCGCTGCGGTGCTTTCCAGCTCCAGCACGGCGAGGCGCGAGGAGGGGTCAGGGGCGCGGTGGGGGGTCATCCCACCGGCCCCACGCGATACACCGCCCAGTAGGCGCCGGGCCCTGGGTGGTCCGTAACCTCAATCAACTGGTGTTCACGTAATGCCGCAATCCGCCTGCTCACGGTGGACTGCGAGCACTGCCACCGGCTCATCATCTCAGCGGTAGTAATCTCCGGGACAATGCCTGCCCGGATGCGCATATCCAACCATTCGGCCAGCTCCAGGCAATCAAGCAGGGTGCCTTCACTCACATAGGGCCGTCGTGCCAGCAGGGTGCGGACTAGATCGGTCATGCCCGCCCCCCAAAGCTGCGGGCCAGGGCGCGGCAACAGTCCGCCGTCACAGCGGCTACGGGCTGTTCTGCATTAATGCCGGCCCATCCACGCTGTTCAGCCAGGTAGCTAAAACCTACCCTCACGTGGCCCAGGAAAGATTCCCCTTCCGCCTCGATGCGGTCGGCCATTTGCCCGCCACGGCGCCGGATCGACTCGGCCACGGACACATCCAGCCAGAGGGTAAGGTCGGCCTGAAGACCGCCTGTGGTCACGGTTTCCAGTGTGCGCAACAGAGGCTCGCCCCATCCCCTGCCATAGCCCTGATACGCGGCGGTTGATCCGGTGAAGCGATCACACAACACCCAATCCCCCCGCTCCAACGCCGGTTGCAGGACCGTCTGAACATGCTGGGCACGGTCGGCCGCATACAGCAGCAGCTCTGCGCGAGGCACGGGGGCCGTTCCATCGGGAGGATGCAGCAACAGCTCCCGCAGGGCTTGGCCCAGGGCGGTTCCCCCAGGCTCTCGGCTCACGATCACGCGGGCGCCTTGGGGCATCAGTCCACTGGTGGGCAGCCATTGGCGCAGGGCCTCGATCTGCGTGCTCTTGCCGCAGCCGTCGATGCCTTCCAGGGCGATGAAGCGACCACGGGGTGCTGTGGGTTTGGTCATTCTTCCCCCTCATCAACAGGAGGCGTCCCGAGGCCACGGGCCTGGATCTGCAGCAGCACCCGCCGTTCATCGTCTGGGGTGAGCCCCGCAGAGGCAAGGGCATCCATCACGGTGGCGACCGTCTTGCGCTCTACGCGGCGATCTGCGGCAGCATCCGAGAAGTGATCACGCAGCCTGGGATGATGCGTCAGCAGCCAGGTTGCAGCCCAAGGGTTGCCTCCATCAGCCTGCTTCTTGATGCCAAGCAGTAAGGTGCGGCAATATTCCGCGTCAGCAAAAAAGATAGCTTCGCGAAATTGGCGATAAAGGCTGCTTTCTTCCTCTTCGTCTGCTTTCTTGATCCAGGTGCTGCAGGTGGCTCGATGAACCCCGAGAAGGCTGGCGATCATTCCAACGGGCAAACCATCCGCTGCGTGCTGCTTGGCCGCTTTCACCAATTCAGGTGTGAGCTTGCTTGGGCGGCCAGCAGGCACGAGTAACGCGGCGTTGCGGTCGCCCATAGTCTAAGCCATAATTGCCGTTTGGGAACGGCAACGGCTAACCACGCGATGAAGTGACCGTCACATCCCCGTTGTATCTTCCAACCTCGGCATAGGACGCAAGGGGCGTGGAGTCCATGCGCATGAACTTCATCTGCCCGATCTTGAGGCCTGGGTAGATGCCAACCCAGTGGAGCTGCCTCACGTTTTTCAGCTCCAGGGTGAGGCGTGAGCCGTTCCAACCGGGGTCACACCATCCGGCTAGCAGGTGCTGGAGGCCTTCGCGGGCGCGGGACGATTTGAGCACGAACTGCGCGGCGATGTTGTCTGGCAGGTTGAAGATGGGCTCCCCCTCTGCGAGCACAAACTGCCCCGGCACCATGCGGTAGGGGTCGCCTGCGGTGTGGTGGGCCATGCAGTAAGGCACAAGGCCGGGCCCCTCGCTGGACTCGATCAGGATGTTCGAGCCCAGGCGAAGGTCCAGGCTTGCAGGGTTGAGGAGGGCTGGGTCAAAGGGGGTGACCATGCCGGCTTCGCATAGGGCACGGATCTGGAAGTCAGCGAGAACGGTCATTTGATGGGTTCGTAGATGGTGCGGGCTTGGTGCTGGGCGATCTGGCGGAGGTCCGTCCAGAACGGGGCCTCGTGGCCTGGGGGAAGGATCAGTGCCTCGGGTGTGCCGTTGGCGCTGCGGACCTTGAGGATGCGGAGGCCCCAGCCGGGGATTTTGGTGGTGGTCATAGATAGGTAACCGGATCAGCAGCGGACTGAAGCCGCTCCCATGCGTTGGTCATGTCCCTGCCGGTTTCCCATATTCCGCGCCACTGGGTTGAGTGCCGGTTGTGCAGGGCTCGCAGCCTGGCGATCCCTCCGCGTGTCCCGCCTTCAACCTTGTCCACCTGCCAATCCTTCAGGCGAGGGGATCGCCAGATGTCGCCAAGGCGGAAGCAGTCGGCGGGTGGTGGTTCGGGCCTTGGAGCGGGTGGGCTGTAAAGAAAGACGATCATTGCCCCTCCTGCACGGTTTGCACGGCCCCCGACGTGTGGCACCCCACCCCGTCAAGCCAATCGGCTGTGGCGCTGCTGCCGTAGCGCTCTCGCAGTTGCCGGGCAATCTCGTGTGCGACGGCGGCGGAGTTCACGCGGCAGGCATTGCACGGGGCGTTGCAGGGCTTTGATCCAGGTAAGACGGCAACGCACACCGCCAGGG